GGTAAAAGAAAAAAATAACTAATAAAAACTAATATTATGCCTTACGGAAAAACACCCGCTAAAATGGGACACAAAGATTCTGCTATGGAAATGAGTCCTTATAAAATGGGACACAAATCAGCTATGAAAATGGAATCTGCTAAACAAGAAAGAAAAGATTTATTACAAGATAACCCAGTTGCAAAAGACGCGAGTGGAGGAAGATCATGGATGTCTAAACATTCAAAATCAGGAATGGGATCAGCAATGAAAATGGGTCATTCACCAATGGAAAAACATGATGGTAAAAAATTTGAAGATAAAGGATTTATGGATTCACATTTTCCATCTGGAGCACCTAGAAAATAACAGTGCGAGAACTGTATAAAACTCGGCCAAAACACTAACACTAACACTAACACTAACACTAACACAATGGCAAAATTTATCGAAATTACAGTAACAAGCGGAACAGCGCATTTAGCTGGTAAAAAATTAATCAATGTTGAAGATGTATCGTTTGGTAATTGTAGCGCTGCTAATACTGTTAAACTATTTTTAGGAACAGGAGCAAAGCATATTGCACTTACAACAACTGCAGCTAAAGGTATTGATGTATTAAATGCTTGCAACGCGGCTATGACAGCTAACCCAGGTGGAATCAAAGCTAAAGTACAACTACCAGCTGGAGTAGAAATTACAGCAGTAGCAGTAGCATAATCATGAAATCAACAGGTTTAGGAGACGATATAGAAAAGTTTACTAAAGCTACTGGTATCAAAAAAGTAGTAGACACAGTTAGCAAGGGACTTAATATCCCTTGCGGCTGCGCTGCTAGAAAAGGAGCATTAAACAAAATATTTCCTTATAAAAAATAATATGGCTTTTAAATTAACTAATCCTCCATATAATATGGATAGTACTCCAGTTTATCATGTAGACATGGAAGACGGTGTAATGGGTAAAGCTAATAATAATGGTACGATTATTATAAATAAAAACGTTAAGCCAGAAGACGAGCAAGACGTAGTAAATCACGAAATGGTGCACATAGATCAAATGCGTAGAGGTGATTTAGATTATGATGATAATTATGTATATTGGAAAGGTAAAAAATATTCTAGAGCGACAATGAAAGAAGGAGCTAAGAATTTACCTTGGGAAGCAGAAGCATATAGAAAATCATGAGTAAAAAGAAATTTAAAGATACAACTGTTGGTCAACTATTGTTTGGCGCGGCATCTGTAATTAATCCTACATTAGGTAGTGTATTACAAGGTGTTGCCTCTCCAAAAGAAGCTATCGAAGCTATTACTAAATCTGATGCTCCTGCAGAGGATAAAGTAAAACTACAACAAATAATATACGATCAACAAAATAAAGAAATACAAGCTATCACTTCAAGATGGCAATCTGATTCCATGTCTGATTCATGGATGTCTAAAAACGTACGACCATTAGTATTAGTATGGTGTATAATAGTTTTTTCATTTGCTGGAATATTAGACAGTGTTGAAAGTATACCATTTACAATACATGATAACTGGAACTCAACTTTTGAGAATGTCATGATGGCGGTCGTTTTAGCCTATTTCGGAGGACGCACGACTGAAAAAGCAAGTAATATATTTAAGAATAATAAAAATTAAAATGAACAATATGTCAAAAAATCAACCAATAAGTTCGGTAGATGTAATACCAAGTGACACTATAAATATACCTGAACCAGGTAGTTATTTAAGTGGAGCTAGTAGCACAAATAATCTTACGCTAACAACTGCTGGTGCTAAGTTTGTAGACGGTACTTCTTCAGTTGGTAAATATCAAGTAGTTGCTGGTGGAGACGTTGTAATAGCTGGTACTGAAATGGCACTTATAACATCTGTAACAGGTAATACAACATTAACATTAGCAGCGCCTGGTATAACAGCAGCTGCGCCTTACAATTATAAAATATATAGAGGTAATGGTGGTATTCCTGGTACTAATGAAGGTAATAGTGGTTATAGCTTATACGTAGGTGGTACAGGTGATGTAACTGCAATAACTCAGCAAGGTGAAGAAATAGTAATGAAAAACATTGGTAACGCTTCATTTATACCTCAACAAGTTATTAGAGTAAAAGCAGCTGGTACTACAGCATCGGATATAAAAGCACTTTCATAACATGTCTACTATATTAGAGAACGCGATAGCGGTAGGAGCTCTTCCTATTGATCCAGGTTCTGGTAGTTCACCTAGTGTTGACTTTATTCTAGGTGAAAACGGAATAGACTTTCTTATAGGAGAAAACACAAGTCCTTCACTTAAATTCATGATCAAAAATCCATAATCCATGGCAAATATAAAATTCTCAGATTTTACAGTCGGTAATACCGAAGGAGATATAGACTTTGTAGTAGGCTACAAGGGAGCTAATAATATTCAAATATCCCCAACTAATTTACTTGCTAGCGCACTAGGTAATTACTTACCACTCGCTGGTGGTAGAATGACTGGAAATGTTATTTTTAATGACAATGTACAAGGACTATTTGGTACAGGTTCAGATCTTAAAGTATTTCACGACGGGTCGGCTTCTTCTATAGATAACTATACTGGATCTTTAAATATTAGAGAGTTTGCCGCAGACGGAGATATTATATTTTCTGCTGATAACGGTTCTGGTGGAGGAAATATTACTGAATATTTTAGACTAGATGGTGGAGCTGTTAAAACAATAGCTAGTAAAAACTTTGCGTTTTTAGATAGTATAAAAGCTGAATTTGGAGATTCAGGGGATTTACAAATATATCATAATGCTACAAATTCACTTATTGAAAATAGCACTGGGCATTTGTATATTAAAAATAGTGGAGTTGATAAAGATATAATATTTGAGGGTGACAATGGAAGTGGTGGTGTTACTGAATATTTTAAATTAGATGGTAGTGATGTAGAAACTGTATTTAGTATAAGAGCAAAGTTTATAGATAATACTAGGTTAAATATTGGTAGTTCTAGAGATCTAGTTCTTTTTCATAACGGTACAGATTCATTTATTATAAATGAAACAGGTAATTTAAAAATTACGCAAGGTGCTGATAATGCAGATATAATATTCGAGTGTGATAATGGCTCAGGTGGAACAGAAACATATTTCTTTTTAGATGGTAGTGCAAGTTCTGGCAATCCTTTTACTGTTTTTCCTGATAATGCCGAATTAGCTTTTGGTGATGGTAGAGATTTTAGAATTAAACATACTGGATCTACCTATCTTAGTAATGCAGTTGGTGATTTGTATTTTAGGCAACAAGCTGACGATAGTGACATGATTTTTCAATGTGATGATGGTTCTGGTGGAGTAACTGAATATTTTAAATTAGATGGCTCTAGAGCTAGTGGCGCTTATACATATACAATAAGACCTGATGGAGGGGTAATTACTTTTGGTGATGGTTTAGATTTAAGGTTATGGCATGATCCTAATACAGGCTTAAGTTATATGAGAAGCTATAACAACAATTTGTATATAGAAGCTATAACTGCAGATACAGATATTTTATTTAGAGCTGACAATGGATCTGGTGGAGTTGAAAACTATATACAAATTGACGGTAGTGAGGGAAGAACAACATTTAATAAAACTATAAGATTAAATGATGCTATAGCTGCGCAATTTGGTGGAAGTAATGGTATGCAGATATATCATAACAACTCAAATTCAGTAATACAAAATATTACAGGTAATCTAACAATAAGAAATGATGCAAATGATAAAGATATTGAATTTGCGTGTGATGATGGTGCTGGTGGTGTAACTACATATTTAACTTTAGATGGTAGTTTAGGTTTTACTACAGCACAAAAACAAATAGCATTTCAAGATAATGTAAAAGCTACTTTTGGACAAGGAGATGATTTACAAATATATCACTCGGGAGCTAGTTCTTCTATAAGAAACCAAACAGGTGATTTATATATACAAAACTTTGCTGATGATTCTGATATCGTCTTTCAAAGTGATGATGGAAGTGGTGGAGTAACTACTTACTTATTTTTAGATGGTAGTAACACAAGGATGCAGTTTAATACTGATTTTATTACTGGCGACAACAATAAATTAGTTTTTGGAAATAGTGGAGATTTAGAAATATATCACGATGGTAGCCATAGTTATATACAAGAAACTGGAACAGGTGTTTTAAAAATTTTAGGTTCAGGTGTTACAATACAAAATGCTGCAGGATCTGAAAATATGGCGGTTTTTACAGAAAATGATACTGTTATTCTATATAATAATGGTGTAGAAAAACTTAGGACAATTGGATCAGGTATTAAAATTTCAGGTGTATCAGAATACGCGGATAATACAGCAGCTATCGCAGGAGGATTAACAACAGGAGATGTTTATAGAACAGGAGATTTATTAAAAATAGTACACTAAGAAATGGCAAATATAAAGTTTTCACAATTTACAGAAAAAACAACGCTAGGAACAGTAGATTTTTTAGTAGGATATACAGGTGCTGAAAATGTACAAATATCTCCAACAAACTTATTATCTACTTTTGTATCAGGTGGTGGTACTAATGGACAAGTAGCATACTTTGATCCATCAAACAATTTAGCAGGAGAAAATGATTTTTTCTGGGATTATACAAACAATAGATTAGGTATTGGTACTATTACTCCAAGCGCTAAACTGCACGTAGTTTCTAGCACTGCTCAACAGTTATATTTATCAAGAACAGGTGCTATATCAGGCACATATAGACTTGCTGTAGCTGGTCTTACTAATAATTTTTATATTACAGATATTGCTCAAGGTCAAAATAGATTTATGATTAGTGCTTCTGGTAATATTGGTATTGGAACTGATAGTCCTGTTTCTAAATTAGACGTAATAGGTGGTGTAACAGCTCAAGGAACACTTATTGCAACTGGTATATCACAACTTGGATCTGGTGGTTCTAATGTATATTTAACATCTTCTAGTGCAGGTAATGTAGGTATTGGAACGAGTAGTCCCAGTAGCAAGCTTACAATATCTGGTACAAATAACGCTACATCAGAAATAACACTTATAAACACTAATCCATCTACAGATAACGATTGGTCTATTACGCCTTATTATAATGACCAAAGTTTAAGATTTAGAACTAATGGTGCTGCTACTACAGTTATGACATTAAAGGACAATGGTAATGTAGGTATTGGAACTACAAGTCCTAGTTATAAATTACACACAAAAGGCACAGTAAATGGTAATGTAAATATAGCTGTTGAAAATGATAGCACAGGAGTTGATGCTTATTCTTCATATCGCTTTAAAAACGACTCTATTGATACAGCGGTAATGTTTTTAACTGGAAGTAATAATACAAATTATGCTGGTGCTAGTTCATTAAACATGTATCAAGGTACTAATTTACCTTTAGGTTTTGTTACCAATAATACACTAAGAATGATTGTGACTGGTGATGGCAACGTAGGTATCGGAACTACTAGTCCAAGTAGTAAACTAGAAGTTGACGGTGTGGTTGCTTGTGGTGGGAAGTATACGTTTGTAGGCGACACAGATACTAGTATTGATAGGCCAACAGCAAATACAATTAGGTTTACAACTACAGGTACAGAAAGAATGCGTATCGATGCAGGTGGTAATGTAGGTATTGGAACTACTAGTCCTAGCGCAGGAGCTAAATTAGAAGTTATAGGTAAAGGTGATCAGTTGGGATCCACTGGGTTTTATGTAAACTCTAGTTTTAAAGACGATAACAATGTAGGTGTATTTATTTGTCACGATGACACTGTAAATAATACTGGAGCAATTGCGGGTATTAATCAACTATCATTTATTACATACGGATCTTCTTGGGGAGAAAGAATGAAGATTACTGGATCAGGTAACGTAGGTATTGGATCTACTAGTCCTACTTCAAAATTAACAGTTGCTGTTGGAGATATAGAAACATCGGGAGTAGGATATGGTATTATTTTAAAATCACCTGATGGGACAAGATATAAAGTAACAGTAGCTAATGGAGGTACATTATCAGTATCTGCAGTATAGTAAAAACATAATAATAGGTGTAACTATTTAATAAAGAAACATATTAACAAATTAAATTAAATTTCAAATGGCAAAAATTAAAGAAGAACAGTTAAAAGTAGTAACTGAACAACAACAAAAATTAACAACCGTATTAAGTCAAATGGGTGTATTAGAAATCCAAAAACTTAATTTAGCTCAAGAAGTAAAAAACTTGGAAGGTGAAATAGAAAAAACTAAGAAAGAACTCGAAGAAGAGTATGGTAAAGTTAGCATTAATTTGTCTGACGGAACATACGAGCCTATTAAGGACGAGCAGGAGGATGCATAGTAATATAAGAAAGATCAGTATTGGATCTGACTATAAAAATGACGCCATGCATTACGCTGTTGGTCAGCAAGTGTATGGCGGTCATGAAATATCGCATATACTGTTTGAAACTTCTGACAGTTCTTATAATATTTATATAAGAAAAAACGATGAGGTATTACCATGGAAGAAATTTAATTCTAACATGTCAATATCTGTTGAGTACGATTTAGAGTATTAATGAGAAGTTTATATGACTTTATTGTAAAACCAATTGGTGATAGATACAATAATGAAATACAAGTTGATGGTAAAAAACTTGTAGTTAATACTAAGATTGAATCTTGGAAGTTTGTAAATAGATTAGCAGAAGTAATTGAAACACCAGTTGCTTTTAAAACTAATATAAAAAAAGGTGACACCTTAGTTATACATCAAAATGTTTTTAGAACGTTTTATGATATGAGAGGTGAAAAGAAACAAAGTAGATCTTTTTTTAAGAAAGGTTTATATTTTGTTAGTTTAGATCAAATCTATTTATATAATAATAACGATGGTTGGCATAGTTTTGGTGATCGTTGTTTTATTCAACCTATAAAAGACAAAAGTTCTCTAACAGTTGATAAAGAACAAAAGCTTAAAGGTATATTAAAATATGGTAATAGCTCGTTAGAAGCGCTAGAAATACACCAGGGAGATGTAGTTGGGTATACACCTAATGGTGAATGGGAGTTTTTAGTAGATAAAGAGCGATTATACTGTATGAAATCTAATGATATTGTAATTAAATATGAACACCAAGGAGACGAAGAAAAATATAATCCAAGCTGGGCAAGTAGCGGTCAAGGAATTAATTAAGGTTGCTAAAGAACCTATTGTAGATTCTGATGATGATATATCCGCGGATAGATTAAAAAACGCTGCTGCTACAAAAAAGCTAGCTATATTCGATGCGTTTGAAATACTTAATCGTATTGAAGAAGAAAAGAATATGTTAGAAGATAAACCTAAAGAAAATAAAAAGCAAACTAATTTTAAAGGTTTTGCTGAAGGAAGATCTAGGTAATGTACGAGCAGAATTTATATAAAATATTAGATGATTATATAACTCCTAAAACTATTAAGAAATATAATAGATTAAAAAAATGGGAGTATGGTTACAATGAACAACACGATATGGTTGTCATTAGCAAAGATGGTACTATAGGTGATGTTTATGAAATACAAAATCTTAAAATAGCTTTACCAAAAGCTAAGAATATTCATAAGTTTGAAAACAACAAATGGAATAAAACTGAATATCCTAAGTCACTTAGTAAAATAAAAACAGTTTTTGATTGGAAGCAATATCCACAAGACTTTAAAGAAAAATGGTATGACTACATCGATAATGAGTTTACCCGTAGGGAGGAAGGTTTTTGGTTTTATAACAAGAACTTTGCTACTTATCTTACTGGTACTCACTACATGTACTTGCAGTGGTCTAAAATTGATGTCGGGGCACCAGACTTTCGGGAGTCAAATAGATTATTCTTCATTTTCTGGGAAGCTTGTAAAGCAGATATACGATCCTATGGAATGTGTTACCTTAAGAACAGGCGTTCTGGGTTTTCATTCATGGCATCGGGAGAGGTGGTTAACTTGGCAACTATATCCAGCGACTCACGATATGGTATTTTATCAAAGTCTGGGCCTGATGCCAAGAATATGTTTACCGATAAGGTGGTACCCATATCAGTTAACTATCCCTTCTTTTTCAAACC